CGCTTTGTGGGGTCTTCCTCCACGATGACGATGTCGTCTTTGTCGTCGTCTTTCTCAGTTAGCTTTTCTGCAGCCATGGTGCGTCATCTCCTTCAGATGAATGCTCGGATTGCCAGCGGGTCGCCCTCGACCTTACCGATAATGTCCAAGTCGTTAAAGATTACGAACAGCGCGGATTCGCCGTTCGGCAGGGGCACCTCCCAGCGGTCGCCGCCGTACTTGGGCACCCGCACGTAGTCACCCGGGTGCGCCCAGGAGCCCTCGGGCCACGCCTCAAGGTTGTTGCGGTTGCGGTAAGCCACGGGGCCGTGCGAGACCACGCGGGCCACCTGCGTGTTCCACTTCTCGGTGTCACGCGAGCCGGTGTCAATGATGATGCCCCCGGCGGACTTGCGCTTGGGCGTGCGGATTTGTACCAGAACGCGGCTACCGAAAGGCTGAATGCCGGCATCTACTGCCGGAAAAGCCTCCGCCATAGCGTCCTCATAGGTCTGGGTCACTGTCTCTCTCCTCTTTCAGAAGTTGCAAAAGCACATTGATCGCGGCCTCATAACCCGCGATCACTCCGACGCGATGCCCGTACTCAAAAGCATCGCGGGTTTGGGGCTTGCGCAACGCCTCTAGAGCGAAGCTCTGCTGCTCCGCTTTGAGCGCGTTGAGCAAGCGCGTCTCGACGCCGCTCACGCGGGGGTCTTGGGCCCGGGGGCGGTCTTGGGCGCGGCGGGCAGGGTCTGGCCGTTCAGCTTTTCGCCCGCCGCCAGGCGGTGCTTCTGCTTGACGTAGGGGCCAGTCATGGGCACGGTGCCCGGGGTCGGTTTGTCGCTCATTTGGGGTTGCTCCTTGCTAGGGGTTTAACGGGTGCCCGGGTTGATGCCCGTGCCAGTGCTCACCGCGATTTTCTCGCCGCTCATAATCTCGGCCGCAGCCAATCTCATAGCGGTGTCGTTGTCGGCGGTGTTCATACGCTCGCGGGAGGCGATTTCGGCGGCGGTGCGCTCGTTTTCGGCCATCTGCCGCACCTCCTCCTGCCGCATCCGCTCCATGCGCTCGCGTTCGCGGTCGGCGAGTTTCTGCTGCTCGGTCTGCGCCTGCAGCGCGAGGCGCTGTTGGTCGGCCTGAGCGCGCTGGGCGAGGGCGGCCTGCTGCACTTGGGCGCCAATTTGCGCCACCTGCAGCGACGAATCCGGCGGCATGGGCGGCTGGGGCTTAAACTGCTCTGCGACTTGGCTGAGCTGGGCCAGCTCGGTGCCGAAGCCGCCCAGTTGTTGCTCAATGAACTGCTGCACCTGCAGAATTACCCCTGCCTGCTGCTCGCCTTCGTCCGCGATGAGCTTCTGGTCCTCGGCCTTCTTCACCGCCTCGTGCGACTCGACCAGGTAGTAGTTCAAAAGGTGGTCGCGCAGGTGGATTGCGATGGGGTACAGGTAGGTTTTCTGTATCGCCGGGTTCATGCCGAACAGCGGAGACTTCAAAAACGCCACGTGTGTGCGAATGTGCGCCATGTGGTCTTGCTTCGGCACCACGTAAATGGGCCGACCCATGGCGGCGGCCACGTTCTCGCTGACCGGGTCGACGTCGTCCTTGCCCTGGTCGGGCACCAACACGTCGTTGTCAGGAATTTTCATGGCGCGGAGGAACATTTCCTCCACTTTGCGCTGGTCGTACAGCCCGGGCAGCATGGCCGCCCGCTGCATGAGCGCCTGAACCTGGGCAAAACGCTGAGTTTCGCTAAAAATGGACGGATCCGACACCGGAATCACGTCCAGCGGGCCATCAAAGTCCGCCGGTTCTACCTCGAGCCCGTTGTCGTACGCCTCGATTACGTCCTCGGTGAGGTAGGCGCTGTTAATGCGGTGCAGAATCTTAAACACCCGCGCCATCGAGTTGTGCAACCGGCTGTGAATGGAGGAAAACACCACCATTCCCTGCTCGATGAGCGCCATCGTGGTGCCCACGGGCTGGTTGGGGTTGGCCTCGGACAGTTTTTCAAAGCTGGTTTGCACCACGCCCTTGCCCGCATCGACCAGGAAGCCCAACAGCTGGAACAACACCGCGCTCGGCGGGTTAAAGGGCATGGGCATCGCCAGCTTGCGGATGTCATCAATCATCGCGCCGCCGTCAATCTCGGCCACCTCGGTGGGCTGCACGTTGATGGTTTGGCCGTTGGGGCCGCCTTTCAACTTGAGCAGCGTCGGAATGTTCTGAATGTGGGCCGAATCGAGCAACGCGCGCAGCGCCCCGGTGGCCGCGCCGCTCAGCCCGCCAATCATGTGCGTCAGACCAATGGGGTACGCGCCGCGCCAGGGCACGAACGGGAACTCGACAATCCAGTCCAGCTCGCGGCGGTGCTCGTCGTCGGGCTCCCAGTTGCGGTACAGGCTCAGGGCCATGCCCGAGCTCTTGTCAATGGAGAGGATGTAGGGCTCAACGCCATCGCCAAAGTCGAGGTAGGTGTAGACCTCGAACACCGTGCGGAGTCCGTCCTCGTTGTAGGTGGTGTCCTTGCGGCCCTCGATCTTGTTGTTGGCCTGCGACGACTTGCTGAACTCGGGCTCCTCCGGCTGGCCGATGTCCGCATCGCGGTACATACCCGCCTTGACGCGCCGGTTGTACTCGAACTTGGTGATGTACTGAACGTGGGTCTTGCGCTCGGCGGAGTAGAAGTTGGTCGCCGCAAAGGGCAGGTAGATGTCATCAATGGCGATGAACTCGCTGCACGGGCGCTTCCACTGCGGGTTCCACATGAGCTTGAGGTACTGCCCGCCACCCAGCGGCAGCTGCGTGCTCAGCTGCTCCAGCTCGGCGCGGAACTCGGGCATCTGCTCGGTGCACTGCCAGTTCATGAAGTCGGCCTTGCGCGCGGCCTTCTCCACCTTCTCCTTGTCGTGCTCGCCGAGGATCTTGGACTTGACGGGGCCGGTGGGCGGGAAGACCTCCTTCATGAACCGGGCGCTGAAGTCCACGCACGCCTCGACCAGCATGGGGTGCACCACCTTGTTGGCGCCGGTGAACTGCGCCCCGCCCGGCGCATCGTCGCCCAGGCCCGTGCGGCGCAGTCCTTCCTCGTATTGCTTGTCGCGCTTCTCGCGGGCTTCCTTGTCCTTGTCAATTTTGTCCAGCAGGTCCTGCACCGCCTCCTTGAGCATCGGCTGATCCACCTCGTCAACGATGTTGGCAAAGTGCTCCTGCTGGCGCGCGGCGTCCTCCTCGTTCTTAAGGCGGATGACCGCACCACCGTCCTCGGTGTCCTCCACCTCGGGCGCTTCGTCCTCGACCTCGAGCAGTTCGCCTTGCAGCGCGGCTTCTTTATCGTCGTCGTTCAAGTCAGGCATGGAATTCCTCTCTCATTTGGGCCACGAGCTGCTCAATCTCGCTCGGGTCGTACTTGACTGCGCCGCCCTCGGCATAGCCGTGCATGGCTTGGGCCGCGAGGTGGGCAATCTCGTCGGGGTCGAACTGCACCGCGCCGCCTGCGGCGTAGAGCTTGGTGCGGTTTTTGACCTGTTCGGGTTGGAGCTTGCGGGCGCGGGTCGTGACGGGTTCGCGGTTGAACTTGTCCATGGGGATGGAGTGGCCGTACGTCTTGCCCGCGAACGGGTCAACCAGCAGCATCTCCACGTGCGGGCGCTCGCCGGTTTGAGCGGCGCGCTTCTGGGCGTAGTACTCGGCCACGCGCCGTTGCGGGGACGCGAACACGCTCTCAGCGGGGCGCACAACTCCGGGGTCGAGCGCAACCAGTGAAGGTCGCTTGCCCATGCCGTCCTTGAGCCGCAGCGAATCCAACCCCATGCCGCGCAGCTCCTCGACCATCCTCGCGGCTTCCGGGAAGATTGCGTTCTCGCCTTGTTCCAGGTATTGGCTCGCAGGGATGCCGGGGTTGTAAATGCCGAGTCGGCGCGCCATCGCGTACACATCCTCGTCGGTGCCGGTGCGGCGGGGCTTGGCTTCAAACGTGTGCAGCTTGGGCGAGCCCATCGCCTGTTGGAACTGCTCCACCGCCGCGCGCTCGGGGTTGGTGAACAACCCGGGGTTGGGGCGCTGGAACTCTGCGCCAGCGTGGAACACCGTCTCGCCCGGATCCTCACCCGCGTAGCCACGGTACACGCCCTGGAGCATCTTGTGTTCCTTGGGCGCGGCTTTGGTGCCGTACCTGGCAGCCAGCTCGCCAATACCCTCGGCGACCTTCGTGAAAAGACCGCCACCGGCGTAACCCGGCGCGAGCTGGCCCGGTCCGTTGAGGATGTACTCTTTTGCCTCGGGCGTGAAGTTGATCTCGTAGTAGGCCACGACGGGCTTGGGCGTTGCGCCGGGAGCGCCGGGCATCATGGTCTCGATCGGGTTGATGGTCACGCCGGGGATCTTGCCGAGCGGCTTGAGACCTTCGCGCATGATCTGCTGATCGTAAATCGCGGCGTAGGGTTTGGGGTCACCGCCGCGCACTTGTGCGATCGTTAGAGCCGTGGGGTAATATACGGTGGTCGCGCCCTTCTCGAGCGCGTCGTCTATCGCCGCCTTGAACAACGTGCCGTGCACCTGCCGCAGCGCGCCGGTCTGTTCGGCGTCGAACGCGCCTTTCTGGGCGTCGGACTGGATCTCTTCGATGATGACGCTCTTGGGCTTCAGCTCAATGACGGCGCGCCCCCGGCCAACACTAGGCACGAATGCAATTGCGTCTGTCTTGTCGGCAGGGATGAACGTGCCTCGGATGTGACCAATGAGACCGTCTTCGCCGCTCTCGTAAGCCGGGTAATGCCGATACGATTCATCGGCCCTGCCGGGGTGCGTGATTCCGATTTCGAAGTAACCCTCAGACAAGTCGTTGCGAACCTGCTCAGGCAAAAGCCGCTGCATGTCCTTGTAGCGATAACCCGACGCCGTCGTTATCGCATCGTCATATTGCATCATGTGATAAGCGGTCTCGTTCACGAGATCGTTTATCTGCTCCTGCACCAAAGAGTCAAACGCTCGGCGGTCTTGCAACAACCCATCACGCGCCATTGCGTCGCGCAACCTTCTTGGCAAATCTTCCGGGCCTATTTCGTCGTTGTTGTATCTGTACAGCGCGTCCAACACGTCGCTGTATTCGTCGCCGCGAAAGTTAGACATGCCCAAACGGTCGACGACTGCCTCCCAAATGTTGTCGGAGTTTTCCATCACGCGGTCGCGCGCTTCTTCAAGGTGGTAGTCCAACGGGCTGTTGATCGCCTTGTCTGGGTCGTTGTACAGGTCGACTTTGTTGTACTCTGAGGGCGGGATGCGCGCCTCAAAGTCCGCTTTGCTGATCTTGCTGCCCGGGGCGAGGTCTTGATAACGGGTGGCGATGTCCTTGAACGCGTCCTGCGTTACGCCCGGCGTGCCCTTGGCTTGCGCCAGGAATGCCTCCAGCGGCTGTACGTCGGGGCCGCGCAGCGTCTCGGCACGCAGGATGGGCCGCAGGTTGATGTTGCCCTCGGGCTTGACGATTGAAGCCAGCGGCGACATCTGCCCGGCTTCGCGCAGCACGCCCTGGGCGGTGGCCTGCGGGTTGCGCGTAATGGCACGCACAGCAACATCGCCCGCCTTCTGCGCCGCGCGGTTCACCCCGCGAGACAACGGCGCCACCACCGGGGCCATGCCCAGCGACTCGGCCAAGTACTCCTTGTCGGTAGTGGGCACGGGGATATAACCCCCGGTGCCGGGCGAGGGCATGCGGAACAGCGGCTCGCCGTAGCTCCACTTCTCAACGGTGGCCGAGGTGGGCAGCATCAAATCCGCCGCCATGCTCAGCGCGGTGGGGCGCGGCAGCCGGGCTTGTGCCTCCTCGCGGAACCGCAACGCGCGGGCGATTGCCGACAGCGTGGGGTTCTGCGGCGTGGGGCCGATGGTGCCTGTGATGGGGACGTCGTTAGCCATGGCGGGTTACCACTTCACCTTGTTGGCCCAGTAGGCCGCACTGCTCGGGCCTTTGGCAATGTTCTTGGCGTGCCGGGACTTGAAGCTCTCGCGCTTCTGCGTCATGCGCTCGGACTCGCCCGCCTTGGGCTTGCCCGCCGTGCTGGCGCCTTGCTCGCCGAACCGGATGACCTTCTCCTGCCCGTTGTAGCATGCCTTCACGACGTGCGACTTCTCCGGATGACCCGGGGTGCGCTGCGGCTTATTGCAGGCCATGGCGGCCTTGCTGACGGGCTTGGTGGCCATGGTTACTTCTTACGCGCAGCGGCGCGCATGTTGTCCACCAAGTTGGGGTACGGGCGACCCGCTGCCTTGGCTGCCGCCTTGGCGCTGGACTTCTGCCCGCTGCTGAGCGGTTTGGACTCGCCCAGTGACTTGGGGCGGGCTTTGTCCCACACGGGCTTCTTCGGCTTAGACTGCATACGGGTTCGTCCTTTCGCGCTTCCACTGCTGCGGCGCGTCAGGGTCGCGCGCCTGCGGCAGCTCAAACCAGCCATCGTTCTTCAGGTAGATGATCGCCTGCGTGAACGTGTCGACGTAGTCATCGTGCTCCGCCACCGGGAACTTGCCCACCTGCTTAAGGAAGGCACTCGCCCAGCTCACCGGCTGACCACGATTCTTACCCGACTCGGGCACCCACAACAACCCCAACTCCAGCGTGGGCGCGGCTTGGTGCGCCCGGCTGACCTTGTCTGCCATGCCTGGATTATAGCCCACGGCTGGAACCTTCGCCAAGCGCAAATCCTGCAGCAGCGACTGCCCACTGGCCTTGGCTTCCACGAGCACGCGGTCGGGGCGGCGTGCGGTGCGGAGCCCGTCCTTGACGGTCGTACCGCCGTACTCGGTGCCCCAGTCGCGGATTGCGCGGGTGCGCAGCTCGGGGTAGGACAGGTGCTCGTCCCACGCGTCGATGAGCATCGCCTGGCGCTGGCCCGCGTGCGTAAACACCGCCCACACCGTGCAGGCGGTGGGGTCGCCCGTGGTCTTCTCGGTGAACGCGCAGTCGTAGCTCTGCAGCACGTACTCAAACTGCGGCAGCGCCTTGTCGGCGGGCCACAGCTGGAAGTGCTTGGTCTTCAGTATTCCACCCTCGCTGGGCTGCGGGTCCTGCTGGAGCTGGCCCGCTGTGCCGTAGGTGCCGAGCAGCTGCTTCAGCTCGGTAATCTCCTTGAGGCCGAACCGCTCGGGGCAGATGAGCTCACCCTGCTTCCGGCGCGGGTCGTAGGGGCCGAGCGAGGTCTTGCGCGGCACCCCGTCCCACTCGGCGGGGATCATCAGATGCTCCCACCCGCCAATGTCCTCAAGGATGTGCCCGGAGATGTCCTTCTCGTGCAGGCGCTGCATGATGGTCACCATGGCGTCGCGCTTGGGGTCGTTGAGTCGCGTTGACCAGACCACATCAAACCACTCAAGCGCCGACTCGCGGATGACGTCGGACTGGGCCTCCTGCGCGCTGTGCGGGTCGTCAAGGATGAGCCGCGAGCCGCCTTCACCCGTGGCCGTGCCGCCCACCGAGGTCGCGAGCCGGTAGCCGGTCTTGTCGTTCTCGAACCGCTGCTTGGCGTTCTGGTCGCCTGCCAGCTTGAACAGGTGCCCCCACCGCTCCTGGTACCACGGGGACTGCACCAGGCGGCGCGCCTTCAGGTTGTCGCGGATTGACAGGTTGCCGGAGTACGACGCGCACAGGAACTTCTCCTCAGGTCGCGCCAGCCACTCCCACATCGGCCACATCACCGACACGATGGTCGACTTGCTGTGCCGGGGCGGAATGTTGACCAGCAGCTTGCGCACCTCGCCGCTGCTCACCGCCTCCAGGTGCTCGCAGATCACCTCAATGTGCCAGCTCGGGATGAATGGCACCCCGGGCTCCACCGTTGACCACGCCTGCTTGACGAACTCGTACAAGCTGGCGCTGGCCGCGCGACGCTCCTGCTCGCGTCGGATCATGTCCAACATGACTTCGGGCTTAAGCGGTGCGTTCATTGCAGCCAGAGCGGGTTGTCGTCGTAGTACTCGCGCCCGTCCGCCGGGTGATGCACCCAGACAAACCGGGAGCCTTGGTCGTGCCGCGTCGGGCAGCACCAGCAACTGCCCTCCACCTCATGCTCACGCAGGTCAGCCGCTGGCACGTAGTGCAGCTCGTCCGGGTACTCGGTGTCAAGAATGCGCGGCAGCACCGCCCGGCTCCTTGACGAAGGTGCCGTCGGGCATCAGCGTGCCCCGCCTGTCCTTGATCTGCTCGTACGCGCCCACC